ACCTTAATATATCTCGCGATATCTTGGGCTTTTTGGCACAGCTGATTGAGTGTCTCTTGCTGGTCTTGGTAGAAGCAGATATCGGGTCTTGGGATAAGTCCGGTAGTCAGCGTAGCAAATAAAGGCTCAGGGCAGGGGAAGAACTCATCAAAGGTAAGGTAAGGTTCGTCCTCTTTTAGGATTTCATTGTGCCCTTCTGCTAACCAATAGACCTTATTGGAGTCCTTACACCAAACCTCATACACACAGATACGGCCCTTATTTATTTCCTTTTCCGCGTCTTCTTGCGCCGCTTCCTGCGAGTTGCGATAATTAACGTAAGCATTTTCTCCGAATTTCTCCTTAAACTCTTTCTTAGTTATATGGGTCTTTCGGGCTACTTTTCGGACTTCTGCCCACGTTCTTGCTGGTTCAAACAGCAGATCCGTCCAATGGATGTAATCGACAACGCATTTCTCATCGACAAGCGTTTCAACGGGCTCGCCGTCAATGTAGTAGCCTTCATCGTCTTGCTTAACGAGTTTAGGGTCTACAGGTTGGCCCATCTCATCGACGTACTGTTCTTGGGCTTCTGGTGCTTCTGGATAACCTTCTTCGGCTTCACCTGCCTCGGGAGCTTCTGGGGCTTCTTGTTCGCCGCCCATGCCTTCGGCACCCATACCCATTGGAGGCATTCCAGGCATTTGGCCCATCATAGGGGCAGGGGACTCCACTTCTTGGACTCGAATCTTCGGAATCTCTACGCCTATCTTTGGCTCGTAACGTACCCATAGGGCACCTTGGCCAACAACGAGATAATCATCAACGGCGCGTGACACGGCGGCATCAAAACCCGACACTTCCACTTGGAAACGGGTACAACGCTCGAGAATCTGGCTTCCTAAACGGGCTGTGGTGTCCTTTGACGGGTATCGCCTAAATATCTCCGGCTTAGGAGGTTGAGCGTAAAGAGCGGGCTTTAGTGTATTTACAATCGACCAAAACACGTTAAGCTGTGCAGGTCTTTCAACGTAGGGACTATAATCTTCTCCGGCATAAAGCTGCTCGCTGCGCCTTGCCATCTCATAATAACGCTCACGCGCCTTTTTCCACCGTCGTATCTCGGTGTGCAGGGGATGCTCTTTGTCTTTGTCGTCGCTTTCGTACTCAGCCATCCCGCTTTAACCCCATATAGAGAATCTCTCACTTAACCACATGCGATAAGGGTATCTGATATTGCCTTAAATTGAAAAGAGCTTAAATCCGCCACCGATTGCTCACATCGTCCACCGCTTCCACCAAGTCCGAGTAGGTCATCGCGTTCGGGTCTCGGCGTTTCTTCTTGTCAAAGCGTGGAATTATCGGCCATTGCATTGAAATGTAGCGGACGACATCAGCGCAATTATGGACAATGATGCCGCCGAGAATCGAGAAGTTTTCAACGTCGGGAACGTGCAAACAGTAAACGTCAGCTTGCCCTACTTGGTTTACGCTGAGGCATACCACGTCGTTTGTCTGAACTAATTTTAGCGGCGCACTCTTTTGAGCAGGTGATTTTTCGCGCGTATCTGTTGCAAATAAATCCCGTTCCGCACTCTGAACATTTTCGTGATTCGTCGTCAATTCCCTGTAAACGTCGCCATTTTGATTTACAGTTATTGTGACAGAATTCGGATTTATTATGTCCAAGAAAAGGCTGTCTGCATTGTTTGCATACCTTTTTATGGTCTTTTGCATTTTGCTTAGCGTAGCAGTGATTCCAATAGTGCTCCCTGTGCCACGCGCGACCTTCTTCAGATTTATGCCATTCTGTGGCTTTATCTCTTGCATGTGTTGCAAGGTACTCTCTACTTTTTGCTTTACGCTCTTCTTCTCGCATATGCAACGAGTGGTGTGCGAATTTTTCAAGCAACTCGAGGTTGTCCAACCTATTATTTGACTTATCCTTGTCCTTATGGTGGACATGCCACCCCTTTGGAATAGGCCCATGAACAGATTCCCAAACCGCCCTATGGAGTCGTAGCCCATCTCTTTGAAAGTAATGCCCGCAAAGATAGAACTTAATTCCGTTGAACTCTTGGGTTGTGTTGTTGATGATTGTTGGTTCCATATGTCAACATGGTAGCATATCTCACCCGTAAAATCACTAGCATTTATCCACTTTGCATCTTTATTTAAGAAACCATGGTCTGGTGTGCATCGAACTTTTTGACCATTGCTGAAAATCAATTCAACAATCGGCACATTCTTTTGCTTTAACCCGCAATTTATGTAGTCGCGAACCCCTTGAGCTGTATAGACTTGTCCAGTTTTTGGCATTTCATCAATGCGCATCGGCCCATTTGCCGTGTCAACCAAAGTATCGCCCGTGAAACAGTGGTCGGCCCCTTGCGTATCCACGTCCTCCGGCCTTCTGTCATCGTGCTGAAGCATCGGAAAGGTCCGAAGCAAGTGCTTACAGTTGCGAGTAAACAGCAAACTTTTCTCTCTCAACCTCATCCGTATCTGGTTCCAGCCAGGAATACGAGATTTATCGCTTCTTGAGAAGTAAACCCCCGCAATCGCCAGTGCATCGGCGATACTCTGACCTCCATGGTTCTCAAATATCTGATTATCCGCCGGCCCTGGCTCAATTCTTCTCTTAATGGTTGATTCTCGCTCTGTAATACCGTCTCGAATGTCAACAAGAGACATTTTTAACCCCTCATCTTTATCATTTCCACCGTACCATTCTCTTAAAATGACAATCGAGCCCTTTTTGATGCCCCTCCAGTCTTCTCCAGCATAGGTGTACCAGAGCACAGCAAACGGGTGATAAGTCCCGTGGTCATACGCCCGATAAATCTTCCAGTGATTCGGGATATCGTCGGGGTCAATCGCATCAATAACGTGCTCTTGACTAAACTCAGGAAAATAAGCTCCGGCTACAACGTCCCAATCCCCATGCAACCAAGCCCGCACCATCTCAGGGCTTCCAATCTCGTGAAGCCTTTGAACGTAAGTCGGGTCGGCCTTCATCAGAATCTGGTTATCGGTGACTCTAGAAGGGATGAACATCCTATGAAGTCCGGTGTCTTGCTCTAGTAGCTTGTAACCCATCGGGTTCTCGGCTATCCCGTAACGCGCCTTTACCCATCCATGGCCCACGCCTCCAGGGTTCGCAGTACACCGTATCCGCTTATGAGGCACATCGTGAGGGCTTCTCAAACAAGCAATCATCTGAGTGAACCCCTCATCAGTGGCAAAGTTCCCCAATTCGTCGAAGCCAATCCAAACTGCCTGGAAACCTTGATAGTTCGCGGCATCTCTTGGGTGCCCCATATACCTCAAGTACAATTTAGCCCCGTTAGGCCACTTCCAAACCTTCTCATTCGCATTATAAGAAGCACCGGTTTGGGGGTAAAACTCGAAACTTTGTCGAATCACCTCCTCTAGTTCTGGGTAAGTCCTACGGAAGAGCATCCCAACCCAGTGCTGCTTATAAACCGAAACGTCACTTACAAAATCCCCTAAAAGAGCGGCCGTGTTGTGCGTTGGGATGAATGACCGCGACACAAGAAATAGGCTATTTGGCGAGCTAACCTTAATGCACCGCATTGGAATAGGCGCAATAGGTTCTACCGCTACAATATACCGCCACTTAGTAGTCCAACCTTTGGCAATTCGTTGCTTTGCGGCCTTTCTTGGTAATCGAAAAACAACCTCGCTAGGGGTCCATTTAATTTCCCATTTCGGACCTTTATCAACCCCATTTAACTTTGACCGCCCTTCTCGAACCCTTGCCTTCCAACCAAGTGAGCAAATAAGGTCATAAACCCCATCAATAATTTTTTTGTTTGTATTGCAAAACTCGGCACATCCAGAATCCGTTACGGTTCCGTCTGTATCCATCAATCCTTGCAACAAGGCTAATCTTTGCTCCTTTGAAGCTCGCAAATACTCCATTGGAATATGCTTGTTCAAATAAAGATTATTAGCTTTTAAAAGCGTCGCAAGTCCAACAATATTATGGGTTTTTGGGCAATTTGCCCTATGGGTTACCTTAAATCCTTCTTTTTCAATTTCCTCCCATATCTCGGGATCTATCCCAGTCAATATTCCGCTATGTCGGCTTCCATCTCCCAACCAGGCACCTAAAACATAAGGCGGAATGCTTAATTCGCGGAAAGGAAGGACAATTGGCTTTGTAACAGGGATAGAATGATTAACTTCCCCGTTAGGAAGACGCAAAGATTCTAAAATCTCTTTGGTCGTTCGAACCGTTCCAGTTGGCACTTCCAAATAATCATATTTTCGCTCTTTGTTCAAAATAGTGACTGACTTCTGAACCCCTTGATTTATCGGATTCTCTTTTGCTCTACTTGGACGCTTGGCCCTTCTCGCGGCTCTAAACTCTTCAGTGCGCCGCAGCTGACTTACCCGTTCCTTTTTGTCGTAGGTCAACCATAAATGCTCTTCACAAGCATCAACAAAAGAACCATCGTCAAAATGAACTCGATAACTAACAGGGCTCAAATTGATTGGATGCAGCTCAAGAACAGTGCAAAGTTCGCCATTCTCATCAAAAAGAGCATCCCCAACTTTAAGGTCTTTTAGCTGCACATATCCGCTAGGAGTTGGTAAAAACTCTTGTAAATTTAATAGCTTGCCACCACCTCGGGCCCCTCCAAACAGTATCTCAGGAACACTCTTATATTTAAGCAAGTCCTCTTGAGGCCCCTTCTGAGGGAACCATACTAATTTTGAGGCCCGTTTTAATATCTCGCTGCTTCCGTCCATAAAGCCCCGTAAATGGCCTGTAGTGCATTGGTGATGGATACAGGATAGCACAGGTATCGGGGGATTCGGATAGGGGCTAAAAGGAGGTAGAGGGGCTTTAGAGAAGGGGGGTGGATGAGACTCTGGCGGGGCTTAATGGGGGGTGGGGTCCCGGGGGGGGACAGTTGTTAAGGGATTCTTAAGGGCTCAAAAAAAGAAGCCTTAAGGAGAGCTAGATCCGCCAAGATTACTCTCTCTTTAAGGCTCTATGAAGCGCGCATCTCGTTTAGGAGACCCTCTTCGTTCGTGTCGCCATGATAGCTGGATTGAGGGGGCAGTTGTCAAGGAATACTTGATAGGTGGAAGGGTGGCTTTAGAAGGAGCCTTGGGAAAATCGGTTGGGGAGGGTTGGTGGCTTACGACGCGCGTCTCCCCAGCGGGCTGGAACCCCCTGCCGTTTTGCATCCGGAGGTGGAGGGTGGGGGGGGGGTCGAATCGGCGGGAAAGAGCCCGAAATCAAAACTATTGGGGCTCGGAGTCGGGACGGATGCTAGCGATTGCATCAAACAGGTCATCACTCGTGCGAAGTTTTCTAGGGACCGATAATTGGTGATTATCGGACATCAGAACCGGAGAAGAGGATTCAATCCTTCGACGTTCTGACTCTGCTCTGATTTCGTCTAGTGTGATTGCTTCCGGTGCGACGGCGCAAAGCTGTATATCTACGTGTCGAACGGTCTCGCGGTCACCATATACCCACGATAATACCTCCTTCGCGGCGGCAACCTTGTCGCGTGCAGTACCATCTTTGAGGACATCGCGGAGAGCATCTATAGCCTCGGGGACCAAGTGTTCGAGTCTCAATCTAATTGTCATTACTTAGCCTGTGGTTTTCGCAGTCCTACCATCCCTACAACCTCATTACACTCTACTACGTAACATTACAGTCTTACTACGTAGTGCTTAACCTAGACTCTCTAACCACACCGATCAACCTACTCACTTACCTTTAATCTAACCACTCATCTACTCACCTACGATCTCGTATCGTATCGTCGTCAACGTACCGTTAACTCCTCACTATACTCGCTCTATGCCTTGTGCTTGATGCTTGCTAATGCGCTCTTGTCTCTTCACTTCGCCGATCTACGTTCGACTCGTTTGATACAATCGCTGTACTTGTGTTAGCACCCCCCTTCCCCCCTCAAAGTAGCTCAATGTCAACATCCGAAACAACATTTTTTTTCAGTTTTAATCTT